CACTCTGCTCACAATATTGTATAATGGTTTATAACAGTTATTGGCAGTTATTTGCCCCCTTGTGTGTTATTGCCCTGCGTCGCGTTGCCCCCGTTTATAAAAAAAGGAACCTTCCTAACCTACAGAGGTGACAGATCGAGTTGTATATATAAAAATCCCGAAAAAATTTTTTGACCTTCTCAGGATTCATATATAAAAAAATCCCCCAAGTAAAAATGCCCCCTGAAGATTTAAGTAATATAACCACATACCATATCTACGTGAAGGATCGGTGTATATACCATAATTTAAAACAAGACGAGTTTGAAGAGACGTGGGAACTACTCAACGTCATGGTGGGGTTGCTAAAGACAGAATATAGTGAGAAGGACTTGTCGTTTGAGAAGGCAGCCCCCACAGTGGGTGTTGGAGGACCAATAAGAATAGAACCAAGTGGTGACGATTCATATTAGATGGAAACTGTAATGAAGTTTGGTACTCCTATGTGGAGAACCTACAATGAATTACCCAGAGGTGCATATGAGTGGGCATTAGATTATAAAGAGGATAATGATAATAAGCAGAGATCTAATAGGGGAGGGTATCAGAGTGTCGCACAGACCTTTGATTACCTTCCTTTTCCTTTTAGGGAACACATACTAAATTCATTAACATTCAAAGATAAGATTAGACCTGCGAATTGGTGGTTGAATGTTAATGAGAAAGGAGACTTTAACTTTCAACATACGCATCCTAAGTCTGATCTATCAGGTATATGGTATCTTACTGATAATAATAACTCTTTAGTATTCATAGATCCTTTACAACATAGTAGAAGTAATCTATACTTATCATTCCCAGAGTTGGATATAGGGGAGGGTGTATATGTGAATGCAAAGGCAGGAGAAGTACTTATATTTCCATCAGATCTTCCACATTATGTTGAACCTCATGTATTAGATACTACTCGTGTTTCGGTTTCCTTCAATATGCATTTAATTAATTGACAACTATATAATATCGTTGTATAATTGGATTGAAGGTAACTAAAAGGTTATGGCAAAAGGATTTACTGTTAAAGCAAAGGCTCCTACAAAGGAAGAACCAAAGTGGGATATTCCTGCTATTAAGGAAAGATGGAAAGGAAAGACTATAGTATTCTGTTTACCTGGTAGAGGTTGTTCATATACCTTCTTAAAGAATTTTGTACAATTATCATTTGATATGGTACAAGCAGGAATGAGTATTCAGATATCACAGGATTACTCTTCTATGGTTAACTTTGCACGTTGTAAGTGTTTAGGTGCAAATGTTCTTCGTGGTGCTGATCAGAAACCTTGGGATGGTAAACTACAGTATGATTATCAGTTATGGATTGATAATGATATTGTTTTTAATGTGGAGAAGTTCTGGCAACTCTGCGATCTTGCCATTCCTGCTGAAGGTGAAGAAAGACAGATCGCAGCAGGCTGGTATGCTACAGAAGATGGCCATACTACCTCAGTTGCACATTGGTTAGAAGAGGAAGACTTCCGTAAGAACGGCGGAGTTATGAATCACGAGACTGTTGAATCAATGGGCAAACGCAACAAACCTTTCACAGTTGACTATACAGGTTTTGGATGGGTGCTTATTAAGAAAGGTGTGTTTGAAGAGATGGAATACCCTTGGTTTGCTCCTAAGATGCAAATCTTTGAGTCAGGTGCAGTTCAGGATATGTGTGGTGAGGACGTGTCGTTCTGCCTTGATGCAAAGGAAATGGGTATTGAGACATGGTGCGACCCTCGCATACGTGTAGGACATGAGAAAACAAGGGTTATTTAAGATGTCGGTGAATTCTCAACTCAGAACAGAAGAGTTATGGGATTTATCCGCAGAGATACTCACCGAACTTTCTCGTAGGGATGGAGTTTCTTACAGAGTTAAGGCAACCGATGAGTCAGTACAACGTAAACTAGAGGAAATTAACTAATGCCAATGCTTTCTAACATAACCGATGGAGGTTATCAGAAGTCTCGTCCGAAAAAGACTCGTCAAGGCCGCTCGGCTCGTACACTACTATCCGCAACGTCTCGTAATAAGGCAAAAAAACCGTACCGTGGACAAGGAAAATGATGAAGGAGGGTTAAGTCCCTCCTTTTTTTATGTTAAATAGTAAAAACATACCAAAATTATGGAAAATTCCAAGAAAAAAATGCTAAGAGAGGTATCTTATGACCGTCTTACACCTAAAAAACGTGATGATTTAGTCCAAAGTGAGATTTTTGGGGATTTTGAGGAGGATGGATTAGATTATGAAGTGGATGCAATGACTCTTACAGAATAGGAGTATACAATCCTTAATAAATAAACAATAATTGGTGTATTAATGTGCCTCTAGAACGGGTTAGTCAAGGATTTAAAGATCTTAGTATGACATTTCAGGCAAATCCCCTGAATGATGACTTGATTGCGCTTAAAAATGCAAATGCCATAGCACGTTCTGTAAGGAATATTGTTTTCACATTACCTGGAGAGAAATTTTTTAACCCTAATTTTGGATCTAGGATCACTGAATCACTATTTGAGAACATTGATGAGATTAGTGCGTCCATTATTATTGATGAAATACGTGAATCTATAGACAATTATGAACCAAGAGTTGAATTGATAGATGTAAAAGCATTTCCAAACTATGAAAACAATGCTTTTGATGTCAATATTGTATATGAGATTATTGGAATAGAGATTCCAGCACAAGAATTACAATTTGTTTTGCAGTCGAATAGGTAAAATGCCATTAGCTAACTTTTCTAACTTGGATTTTGACCAAGTTAAATCAACTTTACAAGAATATCTTAAGTCAAACTCGAATTTTACCGATTATGACTTCGAGGGATCTAATCTTTCGACGATTTTAGATGTTCTGGCATACAATACTTACATTACTTCGTATAATGCGAACATGATCACTAATGAAGTGTTCATTGATACTGCAACTTTAAGAGAAAATATCGTTTCGTTAGCAAGAAATATAGGTTATGTACCCCGTCCAAGGCAAGCAGCAAGAGCAACAGTATCATTCTTTGTAAATACGAGTGGAATTACACCTTCACCTGCTACACTAACCCTTAAGAAGGGTCCTGTGGCAGCATCATCAAGTTCTTTTGGTGGTTCATCCTTCGTTTTTTCAATTTTAAGTGATATTACGGTTCCAGTTTTTAACGGAATCGCAGAATTTAACGATGTTGAGGTTTTTGAAGGTACATTATTGACACAAACCTTTACATATTCTTCAAGAATTCCAAATCAGAAGTTTGTTTTACCAAATATTGGAGTTGATACAGATTTAATCACTGTTTCTGTACGTCCAAACGAAGCTTCTACCACAGAAACAAAATATAGTGTTCAAAATAGTCTTTTTGACGTAAAATCTGACTCAAAAGTTTACTATTTACAAGAAATTGAAGATGAGAGATATCAAATATTCTTTGGAGATGGGATTTTTGGAAAAGCATTAGAAGATGGTAACTTTATAACCATTAATTACATCACTTCTGCTGGAGATTCTGCAAATGGACTAAGTTCTTTCAATTTTGCAGGTAGAATTCAATATACACGTAATGCTTCCACTTATACTATTAGTTCTGGCATCTCTTTAATGACTACTGGACTATCTGCATCGGGTGGAGAGACAATTGAGTCTGTAGAATCAGTTAGAAAGTTTGCTCCAAGGATTTATTCATCACAAAATAGAGCAGTTACGTCAAATGACTACGAATCTTTGATTCCAGCAAGGATTTATCCCGAAACTGAGTCAATTTCCGTTTTTGGAGGTGAAGATTTAATTCCTCCTCAATTTGGAAAGGTCTTTATTAGCATAAAACCAAGAACTGGTGACTTTTTACCAAGTTTGATCAAAGAAAAGATAAAATTGAAGTTAAAGAAGTATGCGGTAGCAGGAATTGTGCCAGAAATACTCGATTTGAAGTATCTTTACCTTGAAATCAATACAAAAATATATTATAACACTAATCTTGCTCCCGATGCTGCATATGTTTCTACATTAGTTCAAAATAATGCTGAAAAATATGCTGAATCTTCAGACATGAAT